GTGTGCAGTATATACCCCTTAGAAAAAAACACCCCCGGGTACCCCCTAGGAGCCTATAAAATAAGGGTTTTAAACAAATACCGGTTTATCTGAAGTTATCGATATTATCTTGTTTATGACGTAATCTATGGCACTTTTGGCACAATATACGTAAATTACTTATGTCGTTAGATCCGCCACGATGTACCGGTACTATATGGTCTATCTCTAATTTATTAGATACCCCACCCCTACTTTTACATCTAAAACAATATCCGTACGTATCTATTAAGTATTTTCTATTCTTTCTATATTCCGGATCGTTGTAGTGAGCCTTTACCTTACGATCTTGTTTTCTTATTGGCTTATGTACTGCGCAGTAACTAGGGCTATCTTTAGTTGGTATAAATAAAGCTCTACACTTTAAGCACGGCCTACTCGGTCTATTCATTTTCTTTTTTCTTTTTCTCTAACCATTTCTTTAGATTATTTCTTGTACAATTCTTACACCACGAGGTTTTACCACCTATCCCGGCGGGTCTATTACTAAAGTTATTAGCCTCTTGCCTCTTACCGCACTTGGTACAATTCTTACTCTCTAGGATCCCGTGCTTACTAAACACCGGCATACTTTGCGACGCTTTATCACGATCTAATAACTTATCTACTCTCTTTTTATCTTTTGTACTTATGTAACAACTTATACAAATATGATTAAAGCCACCCCAATTAGTATTGTCTTTACTAAAGCCTTTAACGTATCTATGGCAACGTAAGCAACGTTTCTTTATTAACTTTCCTTTATTATCGAAAGTAGCGTCTAATACGTCTAAGGTCTTATACATATCTTCCATATACTTTTTTAGGTTATCTTTATTTCTTATACGGCGCCTTACTCTTTCCGGGAGTGCATATAATCCATACTCTAGATCGCTATTAAGTGCATAGGTTAGGCAATCTAAATTAACCGGGCAACTTCTGCATATATTAAAAGTATTCCACACCTCTTTATCGGTATAATTATGTCTACTAGGGTTAATAAACAAGTTTGTATCTAATCCTAAGCAGTTAGCCCCGTCTTGCCATTGCATAGGTTTAGTTTAGTTGAATTTATCTAGTTCCTTTAACTTTAAAAAATCTTTTTTGGCGTCTTTACTTAAATTAAAATTTAATTTATCTAATAAGAGATTATTAATTAGCGAGATCTCTTCATAAACATTTTTAAATATGGTAACTAGCGCCTCTTCTGTAACTACTGCACTTTCATAATTGTAATTAAAGCTATTGTACTTAGATACTTCTACGGTGTAAGTTTCATCTACTAATCTATATCTAATTACGAATTTACTAAAAGTATTGTTTGGAAGTAATACACTAAAGTTTATACCGCCGTTATGGCCGTATGTATTTGTTAAACTCTCTACCGGCTCTACTTCGCATATATAACCCTCTAAGCCGTTGACATCTTCTATTAGGTTTCGTATCTTGTTAAATCCAATACCGTTCATAAGTAGATTATAGCTTATGATTATTGATTAATTTTATTTTTGTGATTTCTCTGAAGTAAAATTTTTTAGGCCTCGGTATCTATGTACCAACTATTATCCTCTTTTAAACTTGTTTCGATTATTCTAAGCTCGGATAGTTTATCGCTTAGGTATTCTTCCATTTTACGATTAGCTCTCTCTTCGCCGAACATATTTTGGCTTTCTTGCCAACCTAAGTTACCACTAAGGAAAGCCTCTAGTAATTCGCAATCTCTTATAGTTGTTATATTGTAAGTTATGGTATAACCTTTACCTACTCTTTTGTAAGTTTGATCTATGGAGTAAAATTCTTTTTGTATATCTGTATAGTATTTGTTTTCTTGTTGTGCGATTAAAGATATAGCGTATTCTTCGCCGGATCCTGTAAGATCAATAGCGCTACCTTTTACGGTTAAAGTGTTGTTTAAGTTATTCAATTTTATACCTCCCAAGTATTTATATAATTAATTGTAGTAGGATAAAAAAGTTTGTCAAATCGAGATTTTCAAATTAGCCAATAAAACCGGCTTTTTTAGAATTATCCTTAATGTTTATAGGCTTTTAGGCCTGTAAAAAAAAATTTAATTTTTTTTTTACTAATTTTTAAATATTTAGATGTAAACCTAATTGAGGCTCTAAATATCCTACTACTTTAGGTATTGGCTCTCTATCTTGAAACTCTGTAGATCTTACTAAATCTTTAACGTGCCAAAAATATTTATAACCTATGCTATCTAAATAATTAATATCCCATATTGATAATTTATCTTGGTAATTAGTAACGTAAAAGAAATTACGATCACTTTTAGCGCTTTCTTCTTTATTTCTAAGATATTTATAGCGCTCGATTATCTGCTTATCGTATTTCTTAGATCTAATTTTTATTTCTACAATATCTTCTAAATTTTCTGCGTCATAATGTTCGTATGGATCTTCACTCTTAAAAAAGTTACCATTTCTAAAAGGTATGTTGTTTAATATGTTAATTATGTCTTTTTCGTTATAAGCCATTTTCATTTCTATAGATCTCGTAAAAGATATTGCTATCTCCCCAACACCACTTAGAGCTATTCCAATCTCTCCAAGTAACTTTAGAGTAAGTATCTTCCGCCAATATAGATCCAAACAATAAATTATAGTACGGGCTATATTGTGCCTTTATCTGCTCAAAACCATAACTACTTTTACTTACTTCTTGTTTTGTATAGGGTCTTCCGTGCCGTAATATTACATATTCGTCGAATTTAGGTAAATTGTTTTCTTCTGCAATCCAATTCCACGTACTAGGTATAAATTGTTTTAAGCCGCTATCATCGTCTTGGGATCTATAAGCGTCTTTTTTAAATCTACTTTCGCAATAAGTAATTTTTATAGCGGTTTCGATATTTTCTTGATCATAAAACTCGTAATATAAATCCGCATATTTGTAAGCCTCGGTAGGTACGTATTGAGTGCAGATGTTTAATATTTGTACTTGATCCGCTCCGGGAGTTAATCCGGTAGTAAATCCACCTACCATAGCTAAGTACGTAATAATACAATTAGTTATCATACTTGTAGGTTTTTACTTGTCCGTACTCTATTTTTTGTAGTACGGTTTTACCGTCTTGTTGTTTAAAGTCTTCTCTACGTTGTTTACCCGCATTAATTAAAAACTCGGCGCACTCTTTAACATAATCTACGTTAATTTTTTCGCTTTCGAGCCATAACTCTACGTCTATAGTTACAACTGCTCTTTTATACTTATGTAGTTGAGTTACTTTATCGGCCACTGTACGCTAGATCCTCTTTTAAAGAAATACTAAATAATCTAGTAACGATAACTTTATAAACTTTCAATTACTCCTCCTCGCCTAAACTATCCCAACACTTACCGCATATTTTATGATCATCTTTTAAATCTTCGTTAGTCATTTTATTATTACATACCATACAAAACGTAGAAGTAAAACGATCCGTTAACCACTTAAATAAATTAATTACATCGCCAACACCACTATTAGCTATTTGCTCTCCGTTAATGTAAATATCGTAAAAATCATTAAAGTTTAAAATAATTTTATAATCTATGCGAGTTTTACCATTACTAACGCTAAATTGTAAACCTCCCCAATCGCTTTCCGGTAAGATCGCTTTTTTTTCTTTTAATAAAGAACTAAACCCCTCAACTTCATCTATTAATTGAGTTAACGCTAATGCTCCCTTGTTAATCTCCGCTCTATTGCTCATTTACCCACCTTTCTAAGTTTTGTAACTCTCCTACTTTTTTATAATCACTTGATTTTTTAACTTTTGGTCTTTCTAAAACGTCTAAGTGGTTAGGTAAACTTGTATGGCGTAAAGCACTCTCTCCGTAACTAATAAGAATATTTCTAGCTAATTGCTCTATTTGATCTACTCCTACTTCTGCCTCGAATAGTTGTTTAGCAGTAGTTTCTATTTGTTTCCACATATTGCTACTAATCTTATTTAATCCTAAAACTCTAACTATCTCATCTTTATAAGAGTTTTGTATATCTCTCGTATATAGTTTATTGAGTTTAGTTGTATTGGGTATAGTTAGGGTTAAGTTTTCTTTACTACCCCTAGTTAAATTTTCTTTACTACCCGTAGTAGTGTTTTCTTTACTAGGGGTGGTTAAATTTTCTTTACTACCCCCGTAAACCATTAAGGTATAGTGATTTCTAGCCCAATCTCCTCTATCATTTTTTCTTTTATCGACTTTAATAGCTCCTTTTTTCTCTAAGGCCTTAATAGCAGTAATAACACTTGTTTTAGACTTTCCTAGATCCTTAGCAATAGTATTTAAACTAGGCCAACACTCTTTCGTTTTATTATCTGCATATTTACCAAGTGCTACATAGGTGGCTAATTCTGTTGGTTTTAACATTTCTGCGATCCAATTAGGTACGATCACAAAAGGCGGTATATCGTATTTTATTTCTACTTCTTCACTCATTACTCAAACTCCCGGTATTTCTTATTGCGTCTTTTATATTTTTAAAATTGTTTTGCTCTAAATATTCTCTTAAACCGTTTTCTACTTTTGGTTTAGGTAGAGCGTTTTGGTTATCTAATATTTCTTGGTTATATAGATCTTTTGTTAATTTATATAACTTAGGCAACTCTAAATATTGATCTCCGTTCTCGTATAAGAGGCTAAGGGCTTTAGCTAAGCTGCGATTACTAAAACCCTTATAATCCTCGTATAGGCTATCTAGCATTTCGTTAGATGTATTTAAAGTAGGCCAACGGAGGCTAGCCCACCCAAAACATTTAGCGAAATCTAGGCGATCCATTAAAACGGTACTATATCTTCCGTATCGTCGGTCATAGGGTTATCTATGATTTCGCCTACTATAGCCTCTTCTTTTACCGTGTTAGCGTTTTTTTTATAATCTTGCTCGGCGTTAAAAAATTCGTTATCCTCCCAACTCGCCCACGGCATTAATTGATTATATTTCTTAGAAAAAGTACCACCGGTACAATCGCTATTCTTACATTTCCAAACCGGTTGGTTATTTTTTGCAGTTTGTCTATTATCCCATACTTCACTATTACAACTAGGGCAAGTTGGTACAAACCCTCCGCTAGTTGTCCCTGTTGGGGAGCTTGATACTTTATTTAGATCTAATCCCCCTAATAACCAATTATTAAAGTAAGTTGCGTTAGCTACTACTTCGTCTTTTGTGCCTCCAACACTTGCAGCAGCTTTTAAACTAACTTGTTTAAGGATCAATTTTTCTCTACTATCCATTTTTACCTCTTTCTCTTTTTCCATTTAGTTTGTTTTACTTCTACCCTTTTATAATTACTATTTAGCTTTACTAAAAAGTAATACATAAGTTTATTAATAATACTTTTAAGGTACGATAAAAAGTTATAACAACCTATCCATATACTTTTTTTAATTGCCGTAAAAATCTTTATCATCTCCTTTTACAAAATCCGGTATATCTAGCTCTTCTTTTTCTTCTTCATCGCTTAAATAAATTAATCCAAATATACATAAACCTAAGCTAATTAATAAAGACCATTTACCTAACATAGACATAGTTGATAATGGATCCATATTTATACCCCCTTTCTTCCAAGTATTTTAACACCACTATATTTAATAATCTCGTTATAAGACGAATATTTATTAATATCCCCGGATATAACTAATTGATCTACAACATTAATTAAAGTTTTAAAATGTTTTACTTTCATAATGAGGCTCCCCACTTATCTAATATTTTTACTTTGTTGTAATTAGAATTTAAAACGGCGAAACGATATAAAGATATTTCTATAATATTATTATTATCTTTTATCCATACAACACCATTATTAAAATCTTGTAATAGTCCGTACTGCTCCTCTCGGTAACTATTAAAAATTACCGGATCGCCTTTCTTAATTACTTGACTAGAAAAATAACTAAACTCGTTGTTATCTTCGTCGTAACTTTGCGTAAAGATTTCTATAAAATCTAAATTAGGATCCGTTACTAAATAATCTGTAAAGGTTTGATCTCCATACTCTTTAAAATAATTAAGTATGATCCTATACGCTATTGTTGGTGTAGTGCCGATAGCAACTCCACCTCCGTAACTATTGTAAGTATATTTTCTTATAATAGTTCTTTCTTTATCTAGCTCTATTTGATAACTCAATTTAATACCCCCTCTCTTACAATCTCTAAATTTCTACCGTGTTGACGATATTTAGATCTACAATCTAAGCAACTAACTTGTTGGATCTCATTTAGATAATCTACGGTGTTAACGATCTTGCTACTTTTACAAAATCTACAATTAACTACCCTTTTATGTTTTAGTTGATAAGTATAATTCACTTTTACCTCCCAAGTATCTTTCTTATAAAACCATTATAGGGTATAAATTTAAAAAAGCGTGTATTTATTAAAAAAAAAGAAAATAGCCGGGCGTTTTGCGGATCCCGGCTATTTTAGGGTCGTGATTATACTTGGGGGTATTTTCACGTCTGTATTGCGTTGCAATTCTTTAAATCACTTTTAATTAATATAGTCTATTTATATTTTTAACTCTATTTTAATTATAAGTTTGTTTTGGCTTGTATTGTTCTAGTGCGTGTTGGATAACTGTAATAAAACCGCTTAAAAATGAAACGCCTAAAAGTTGTATTAAATCGGCGTCAATTATTCCACTAGAGTTAGCCAAGTATAAAGAAATAGCACTCTGTAGGCCTGTTCTAAACGCTTTTGAAAGCATAAAAGACCAATACTTTTTCCAATCTTTTTTATTCGATCCTGTATTTGCCATTAATCTTATTCCTTTCCTCTGTCATTTTAGCATTTCTAAACTCCATTAATTTAGAGTAGGTATTAGATCCTACGATACCGTCTTCAATTAGCCCGGCTTTCTTTTGGAAAACCAATACGGAGGCTTGGGTTAGGCTACCGAAATCTCCGTCGGTAATTAAAGTTCGATTTAAAACGCTATTTAAAAGCTCTTGAATATATTTAACTCCGTCCCCTTTATCGCCTTTCCTTAATGGTTTAACCGATAAACCTAACTTAATATATTCTCTTTGATCAAAATTTTTACGTATGATCCCTTTATTTAATTCTTCCGGGGTTACAAATATCTCGAAGTGCATAGGATCTTTATAACTTCTATAATCTCCTCCCCACCTAAATACTTGTAAACCGTCTTGTGTTTTAATATCTAGTATCTTTTTGATCGTATTGTCTTTAAAATTTGTTTTAGTAGATCCGTCCCTCGTTACCGGGTTAAGATCCCAATTTATATCTACTGCTAAACCGTAAGCGTGGCAACTATACCTATTACTATTAGCTATCTTTCTAAAGTTATAGCCTCCGGTTGTTTTCCTATGCGTTATGTACTCATCTTCTACTAAGCACATATTTAATAATGTAAAGGCCGGCAATACTGCTTTATTAATTCTTGCTCTACCCCTACCGTTAAAATTTATAATTATTAGATCCTCGGTATTACCTAAGGCGTTAGCCCAATTCTCTAAATACCAATTACTACTACCTCTTCTCGTACTCATAATATCTCTATATCACTCCATTTTCGTAAATTTTTTCTACTTTGTAAAACTAGGGTTGTTATACCCGGTACGCTTTTTTCTCCTCCGCTTTCTTCAAACCATTGTGAGCCGTCGTCTAGGGTCGTTGTACCTAGTAAAAGCCTCTCGCTTTCTTTACTCCAAAAGTGGTGGTAATGACCTACTAACAATACGTTAGTAGCATAAAATCCACCTTTAGACGGCTTACTAGCCATTTTATTAAACCAATTCTCTACCCTAGCGGCCGGTGTCGTTCCTCGTTTAGCTTGGTGGCCGTGTGCTACGGTTAACACTACATCGGGTAAGACTTCTACACTATACGCCAAACTATTATCCGGGATCGTAAATTTAACGTGTTGTTTTGTTGGATCTGCTTTTAAGACTTGTGCTACTTCGTCGAATAATTCTAAATCTTTATTATCCCCAAAAGTTGTATAGGCTTTTGTACCTATTCTTTTTTCTCCGTGGTTACCGGCACAACATAGGCCTAGTACCTCGTTAAATTCGTTACTAAATTTATTAAAAGCGTCTAAGAGCATACGTCGAGCTAGTGTTTTCTGTTGGCGTTCATCTAAGACGGTTGTAAATTGTTGCATAGGATAAAACCCGCTGCACCCCTCGACGAGATCGCCTAATCCTACGATTATTAACTTATCTAGATCGTCATATTTCTTTTTTAAATATTTTATTTGTTTATCTATAGCGTCGAGGCTCTCGTAGTAGCGTTTTAACATATTTTCGCTACCCTCTTTACCGACTTGCCAATCGCTCATACATATTACAAAAGCTTTTTTATTTTTAGTTTTAGTTTTGTTTTTAGGCTTTTTCTTCTTAGCGTTGCTAATTAAACGTTTAAGCTCTTTATCGTCATACTTGTTATTTTTTCTTGCATAGATGTTAGCTTTAAAATAATAAAAGTTTTGTATTCCGTCTTTGCCCCAACCTTGCCACGTACGAAAGTTAACCGGCTCATCTTCTCTTACGTAAAAGTCTTTACTAGATCCGTCCCCTAGCCAATAATCTATCCACTCGTCCCAATTAGGGTTACCTTTTGGTATTGCTTTAGTTGTTATAGTGCCTTTAGATCCGTTCATTTCAATACCGGGGATCCAATCGCCACTAGGTTTTATTTTTTTACCGTTAGTAGTCGGTACGTCTTTCCTACTTTCTACAAACTCGTCTAAATTCATAACTCGCAACCATTTGCCTTAGCGATACGTGCAATAATCTTGCGTAATCCGTCTTCGCTAACCATATTGTAACCTAATACCTCTTGGCAATATTCGGCTATCGTTAAGTAGTTGTATCGATAAGCTAAAGGGTCTTTAGCTTTTTCTATTGCTTGTTTGAGTAAGTTTATGATAGTTTCGGTTTCGTTCGGGTATCTAACCTCGAATTTTCTAGGGTGTGCTTTTATTTTACCTTTTACGAAAGTATCTAGATCTATATTTGTCATTTAATAGCCCCGTTTCTGTATAACTTATAAGCTATTATAAACGTCTTTTACGACATTTTAAACGTTTTAAGATAAATCGTCTTCGTCTAGATCTAACCACTTGTAAGATCTATCGTAGTAATTTCGGTTAGACCAATCTTCTTGGCTTACTCTTTTAATAAAGTTACCAATATCTTTTAAAAAAAATCCTAATAAAAATCCTAAAATATAATCCATTATTTATTATTCTCGCAATTCTCGCTCCCGTGCTTGCAGTTACATACTTGTACGAAAGATCCGTCGTCTTTTTTATATACTTTGCACATAGTTATATCTTACCTTTCTTTATTAACCACCACGCTAGATAGTTAACTCCTATTACTGTAACTATTATTAATAAAACGTCCATATTAAGCCTTTTTAATCTTTTTAATAATTATACCTAGCACTAGAGCAATAGTTGCGGTTTTACTTGCTATAAAGACGTGTCCTAAACTTAGATCTATCCCGGAAGTCATACCTAACAAACACGCTACAAAAGGTTTAGACCAATCTTCTATATGATCTTGTAGAATATTTTTCACTATCCACCTAATTTAATTAGTATATCGGTAATTGCGCTATCCAATTTATCGGTTACTCTCTAGCCAAGTAATACGGTCATCTAATACGTCTATTTCCCATAATTTTTGCTGTAAGTTTTGTATTTGTGTTTCCATACGTATAGTTTTGTCGTTTATATCTTGCCACTCCCATTTTTCCGGGATGTATTTTTGGTCTAAGTCCCACCCGCTATTATCTACGGCTTGCCTTAGATTAGCAATTTCACTTTGTAAGTAAGCTATAGTTTCGTTAGCCCTACCTAAGTTACTAGCAGCCATTTCTAAATCTTGTATTTTTTCATAAAGCACCGCTATATCGTTTTGAACGTATGTACTTTCTTTTAATGTATTAAATTCGTATTCGATATTATTCATACGGTCATCTATACCTTGTAAGGTATTAACAATATTTGCAGCGGTACTAAGCCCGGTACCTATAGTACCCATTAAAGCAATAGCCGTAGCTATTAAACCTATATTCTCTTTAATTTTAACAAACATTATCCACCTAGCTTAATCAAGATTTCAGTTATAGCAGAATTTAATTCACGTTCTCTTAATGCTAAAGCTACTATATTTTCCTCTAGTTTTTGTATTTGTATTTCCGATACGGCGACTAATTGTTGTAAATCGTTTACGGTTTTAAATAACCAACCTACTAAGGCTGCTAAACCGCCTTGAAGTATTTGTGATAGATTAACTTGGGGTTTCATTACAATAAAACGTTTACAAGTGTAGCTATTGAAATCCCGGCGATGATCCACCCGTATATTTCGGCTCTAGTTGGCCTCGTGTTAATATCTTTTTGTAATTCGTCTAATTTATTAAAAATCTTTTCAATATCTAGCATAATTTTAGCCGTCATTTCCTTTTGAGTGTAGTTATTGTTGTCGCTCATAATCTAAATACGATTTTAGCAGTATGCGCCACTCCTTTTTTGATAGTGATATAGTGCGACCGTCGTAAATATCGTGGTGTAATTTACATAACATCGCTACGTTATCTATATCATATTTACGTTTAGGGTTACCGCCCATACCTATACCGTGTATATGCGCCATTTCTAACCATTGATCGTAATTAATACACTCCGGCCACTCGCATTTATTACCGGCTCGCTCTAAAGCTATAGCCCGCATTTTTTGAAGTTCGGTCAACTAGGCCGGTTTAGGGTTGTTAGCTTTAACTTCTGCTATATGATCCGCCCAAACAGTAGTACCATTAACATTATCCCAGTATTGCATATCTAACTGGTCAGCAATAGAACCATAAGCCTCTTGTCTAGCTTGTACATAACCAAACTGTTGAGTATCCCATTTGCTATTAGCCAAGTCTGTTACAGCTTGTGCATAATCACTATCTGTAAATTCAAGTCTTTCATTATTAACTTGCTTATACATTGGTTTAGCGTCCTCAATTTCTTGAGTTGCTATAACTGTTAGTTCTTCTAATGTTGCCATATTCTCCTATCTTACTATATATTTCTTATACTTACTTCTTTAAAGCATATAAAGTGAATGTTCCACTTGCTATGTCTCCACTACTGAAAAAAAAGTGTACTCCATCACTTGCACTAGCAACTTTATGGACAAATCCACCCTGTAGCCCTCTAAGTTGTTGTGCTGAATTTAAAGTTGTAGTTTCTACTGTTCCAAAACTATATTCAGAACTTGAATTAAAGTTAAATAAATACATAGTAGTATTTAAACCCTCACTACCACCTGTTCCTGCAAAACCAAAATTTAATAGACTTTGATTTGTAGCAGAATCATTTGCAAATGCTGAGTATGTTCTTAAATCTTTATAAGCATAATCTAAATTAGAAGTTGTATCGGGTGTTCCAGATTTAGTTATCCTCATATAATGAGATACACCATCATTTACAGGAATACAATTATTTACTTTTACAACATACACATCATAAGAACTATCCCAATTAGCACCACCTAAAGTTATACTTGCTACTGCTGATGTAACTATTTCTTCATCTATTTTTATTAAGCTACCTGCCATTATTTAACTCCAAAAATTGAAACTTGAACATCATTAAGATTTCCTGTACTACCAAAAAATTTTATTCCTGTACAAGTTTGTGCTGATTTCAAAACACCTATTCCTTTTTTACCTTGACTTGCACTACCTGTTTGATAATAAGCTGATTGCCATTGACAAGATGTGTAACTAGAACTGTCATAAGGATTATACATTACTATTTTTACACCAATAGTGTATGCATAATTGGTAACACTAAAACTAAAATCTCTAAAATGAGTTTGTGCAGTTTGCCTACCCTCTGTAAAAGCAGAAGAAGATGATAAAGCTAAATAACAACTATCATAATTAGCACTTGTTATTTCACTTCCACCACTATCTAATAATGAAAATCTACTATCTGCTACTGCTGATTGTTCATAGCTAGTAACATAAATTTCATACACATCATAATCAGCACTGAAACAATCTGTTACAGATAATGAACTAACAGAACTTCCACTAGCAGATGTTATAAATTCTAAATTTCCTGCCATAATCTAACTCTCTGCAATTCCATATAGAGAAAATGTAGCTGAAAAATTAGGAGTAGAACTATCATAACCACTTATTTGAAATCCTGTTACTTCACTTGCTTGTGGCATTACACCACTCCCAAATTCTGCAATCATTGAGTTAGAAACTCTATTGTGCTGATTACTAGTGAATGAATATTTTGAACTGTCTATTAAATTATATAAATAAGTATATCCACCACCATTAAATCCTGTTGGTTGTTCAATTTGTATTGGAATACTTGAATGAGAAGTAGCTTTAAATTCTGAACCACTACCACTGGACAATTGTTGTTGATAAGCCCATTGATAAACAGTTGCAGTTTCTAAAACACCACTCTCATAAAATCTAACTCCATATCTAATATTATTACTTGCACTTTCTAAATTATTTCCTGTTAAAAAGTGAACATTATAATTTCCTAAATTTGTAAAATCTACTGCACTAACACCACTAACAGTTTGAGTTTCAATTAATTCTAATTGTCCATAGTTAGTGTATTTATCTGCTCTTGTTAGATCATAAATATCTTTAGGTGTAAAGATCCCTTTATTATTTCCAAAACTTTGTTCTGGTGCTTCTGGTATGTATCCATATTCACTCATTTAAACCACCCTGTACATTGTAAAAGTTCCACTTGTTATGTTGCCTGTTGTATCATTTAAAAATTGTATTCCATTATGTGCCTCTGCAACTGTATAAACTGTTCCACCTTCATATCCTCTTGCTTCAGTTCCATTTTCAGTAACATTTTCTATTGTCATAAAACTATATTCACTTGCATTATTAAAATTATATAAATAAAAAATACCATTACTGCCCTCTCCACCACTATCTCCTGTGTTGTTTAAAGCTCTTGTTTTTGTTTGGTTTGTAGCATAATCATTTATAAAACTTGCACTTGCTCTTAAAAACTTATCTGCCCAATCATAATTAGAAGTTGTTTGTGCAGTCCCACTTACTGTAAATCTAGCTCTAATTTCTGCAACAGGATTACTAACTGTTGCCCCACTTACTGCAACCATATAAAGATCATCACTATCTATTCCTGTTAAGGTAACTGATGACACAGGACTACTTACTGTATTTGTTGCTACTTGTACTAATTGTCCTGCCATTAGCTATCTACTCTCAATCCATAAGTTCTTATACTTGCATTATCAACATCTGATGTATTTGGCAATAATTGAAATCCTGTTATTGATGATGTTTGTTTTAAAACAGAAATACTTTTTGTAATTAATGTATTTGCACTTCTTTTAGCACCACCCTGTGAAATTAAAAATGTATAACTAGAACTGTTAAAGGGATTAAAAACATAAGTTGTAAAACTTCCAGCTTCTGCTTCAACATCTCCTGCATAAGATAAGTATTGTGATTTAGTTACATTAGTATTTTTATTTTCACTAAAACTTGTACTACTTTGCATAAGAAGTCCTGCATTATCATAATTACTTGCACTAACAACACTTCCACTAGAGTTAATTAATCTAAAATCTATATATTCTTCTCCTGTGAAATTTGTATTTCCTACAATTTTATATATATCAAAATCTGCTGAAAAAACATCTGTTATATTAACTGACCTTACTGCACTTGTTACAGTAGTTTCATTAATTAATCTTAGATTACTCATATCTGTTTTACTCCATAGAGTTTTGCATTACCTGTAGCAGTACCTGTGAAAGCATCTAATCTTATTGCATTATGTGTTTCAGCAGTTGGATAAACACCACCACCAAAATTGGTATAAAAACCTAATGAAGGATGATTGTTAAACCCTTGAAATGTTGTGAAACTATATTTTGAACTATTATCTAAATTGTAAAAATATACATAACCATTTTTTTGTAGGTTAGTTCCACCACTACCAAAAGGTCCAATACTTGTTGTTGATGTTGACCTATCTTCTCCAAAAGTTCCTGTAACAGTACCATATTGATTTGCAAATTGATAGCCACTAGTAATAAAAGAACTTCCACCATTATTTGATATTTGAATTCTTAAAGCACCTGTTAACTCTGTTAAAAAAAACTGCAAAAGGTGTACATCAAATTTACTCTCTTGAATAGAAGTAAAATCTACTGTACTAACTGAACTAACAGTTTGTTCAGCAATAAGTTCTAATGAGCCACCCCAAATACCGTCTTTTTTTAATTGTAAAATATCGCTAGGGGTATATAAACCAATATTTTGTTTTACATTATTTGGTTGTTGACCTAAGTAAGCCATAATTAGCCCCTCTAGGTTTGTCTAAGAAATGATACGTTGTATTCTGCGCTTGACGCGGCGGAGCATAAACCCTGTAATACGTCCCCGGTTTCTAAGGTAATTTTAGTAGTAATTTCTATAGTAGTTCCAAAAGGTAGTGAAACATCATTTAATATGTGTCTTAAAGTACCACCGCTTTTAGTTACGCTTAAATCTATAGTTACGTCTGCATTACTAGAGCTTACGTTGGAAACTAAAATACCTATAACCGTTTCGGTAGTAGAGCTTGGTACTGCGTCTATAATATCTCCGGCGCTAGTTCCTAATACTCCCTGTACCGAGTGTAATGTATCTGCCATAATTTTATTCCTTTCTTATGATAAAGCTAATACTAAACCTAATGAAACACCGGCGGGTATAAGGTCTACAATATCTTGCACGGTAGTTTTTTTAATATTATTACTGTCATCTACATCTGCTATTAAAAATTCATCGCCTACGGCAGCTGTAACGCTTGATTGTCCGTTTATATCTAAAGCTAATGTTACTGCTCCGCTAGTACCACCACCGCTTAAACCGGCACCTGCCGTTACCCCGGTAATATCGCCCTCTCCAATAAAATTCGACCAACCGGAGTTATAAAATTGAAGTGTTGTAGATCCGGTTAAAAATACAAATTGTCCGTTTTCCGGGCTTGTAATTGCGGCGTCCCGAGCGGTAGCGTCTGCGAAAACGCAGATACTTTGCTCCATTAAATAATTGTTTACATCGCTAGCCGTTAATACTTCTCCGGTAGCGAATACTTTAAATCCACTAGGCATAGTTTTAGTTTATCCTTTCTTGTTGTTTTCTATAGCTATATGACATTAATAACCTAACTTATCTGTATCTAATATTCCAAATAAAGCGTTATCTAGTCTTAAAAAGGCTTGTTGGTTAGCGCTACTTAATTTATATGATACTTTAAAGGTATCGGGTGTAATACTATAACTTATAGCGTCTAATACTTCTAAGCTAACTATTTGACTTGGGCTACCACTACCCGGTGGTGTTAACTCAATATTTACAATATCTCCCACTTCACTTTCTAGGATCAAGTTTTGATTAGATGTATTTAGATCTACTACGTTAACTTCTAAATTATCAAAACGTAATAAAGCGTCTTTATATTTACCTAATAAAAATAAAGCAGCGTCGTTAACTTCTGTATCATTATCGTTTAAAAGTCCGGATCTAGTTAATGTACGGATCAAATATTTTAATTGTGATCCTATATCTTCTTGTGTTTGTGTAGATCCACCCTCACGAGTTAAGTTAATAATATTGTAGATCTCGTTATCGTCGTTTATATAATCTACTTTTACGTACGGTATATCGCTACCGTCATCGCTAAAAGTTTTAGTTACTGTACTTGGATAAGTGGTATGCCTATTTCTAAACGTCAATTTACCGCTTTTAGACATAAATAATAATCCGTTTTCGCTACGTTCTATAGTTTGTAATAAACTAAGCGTATTATCTGTTACACCGCTAAGAGCTTGCATAGTGCTTACTCCGGTTTCAATATCTCTATTTCCGGTACTAAATTTTACTGTACTACTACTTAAAATATTATCGATCATAGTTCCGCTATCGGTACTACTAAAACTAGCGTTAACTAATTCCGTATTATTAATTTTCATAAAACTATCAAAACCGGTAAAAGTAGCGAAAGAGTTATTACTATCCGGGTATGTTAGTTGTATATCCGCTACAAAACCTACGAATAGATCTTCGTATGTAGATCCTCCGTCCGTAGTAGCGTCGACGTGCATAACGATAAAAGGCTCGATACCCGGATAATAAGGGCTACTAGTATTAGTATTTTCGTATTTTCTAGAGTTATTTAATAATTTAATTGCACAACTACCCGTAAAAAAGCTATCTAAATCCTTAGATCTACCACGACTTATAGCGATGTTTTGTACGTCTGCGGTTACATCGGTTAAGGTTACGGCTCCTCCAAGTTGCCCGGTATCTAATACACCTCTAACTAGATCGTCTAGCGTAAAGGTATCGGGAGTAAAACCTAATCTAACTCTAACCGTAGGTTGTGCCATTTAAACAATCCTTAGATTACGTCTATTATATTTTTCTATCTGCTCGACTATTAATCGGCCTACGTCTGCTCCGTCTGTACCAATACCGGCGTTTACGGTTATATTGTAGTTATTACCACCTAGGCCAAGTCCGCCGCCAACTCCCGACGGTAAAGGTATAATAGCCTCCGCCCCCTCTTCGCCAATTTGTGCGATAGTGGGCTTAGTTACGATACCACCTTTAGCCAACCTCGGTATATTCGGTATATCGGGCGGGTCTATATCGATACCAAAAAAACTAAAAGCTAATCCACTATTTAGATCGTTAATAAAACCGTTGATCTTATCTATGACTTTATTAAATACAAACTTAACACCCTCTAGCACTACGCTACCACTAGTTTTAAGTACCGTAGTAATAGTTTCTATAAAGCCTTTACCAAACTCTTTTAATCTAGGCCAAATAAAATCCTTAGCTTTTGTTAAAGCTCCTATAAATACATCTTTTAAAGTACCTAATAAATTCCAATTATTCTTAAAGAAAGTTAATAAATTCTTAAATATTCCTTTTAGTGCCTCTACTGCTCCGCTAACATCTCCACTAAAAAGAGCTTTTATAAAATCTACTACACCTTTAAATATATCTTTTAATAAACTAAATTGAGTTTTAACGAAATCTAAACCTTTATTAAAAGCTCCTACAAACCCGTCGCTTTGAAAGAAAGATATAAAGTTACTAAATAAATTTTTAAGGAAACTAATACTATTATCTACGAAGTTCCTAAAACCCTCGAAGTTATCATAAGCATATCTAAAGCCACCGGCTAAAGCAGCAATAGCGGCTATTATGATCGTAACCGGGCTAAATAGTGCAGCGAAAGCACTAGCTAAAGATATAACACTAGCTAAAAGTATTCCACCTATAACTACTGCTAAACCTGTAAATAATACTTTAGGGTTAGCTTGGAAAAACTTTTGTATACGATCAAATACCGGCCTTAGTCTATCTCCTAGATCTTGGAAAGCCTTAGTAAGTCTTTTTATAGTGTTTTGTACTTCATCGCTTGTAAAGAAAGATCTAACATTATCTATGAAAGCCTTTAACCCCGGTTGGATCTCTTTAAATTTCTTTTGTATGTTATCTATTGCCTCTAAAAGTAGTGGAGCTAATTTCTGCCCGATTTCTATTTGTAAAACTTGAAACCCTGCTTTTAATTTTTCTAAAACTAATCCTATACCCTGCGACCCCTGCTCGAAAGCGGCGTCGGTTGCTCCAACTGCATTAGCGGCGTTCTCTATTTCACTTGCGAATTTATCGGCGCCTTTACCGGTAAGTGTTTGGATAGCGCCTAAAGCCTCTACGGATCCTACATATTCGGCTAAAGGTTTACCGTTAGCCTCGGCTCCTTTTTTAATAATATCGAAACCCTCTTTAAGATTTCCACCACTTGCTATAAACTCTTCAAAAGACTTTCCGGTCAATTCGAAAAATAATTGTGATAGCTTAGAAGTTGGTTTAGCTAATTCGCTTAATGCTTGTCTAATCATAGTCATAGCTACGCTTGTAGGAGTACCCGAGGCGGTAAGTGTAGCAACTGCGGCCGTAACATTACCAAACTCTATACCCATAGACGCAGCAATAGGAGCAACATTAAACATAGCGTTAGATAGTTCTTCTACTGTTGTTTTACCACCTTTTACCGCAGTAAATATAATATCGCTTGCCTCGCCTACGCTAATAACATCGCTACCAAAAGCGTTTACTACGGTAGTTAAACCGTCTACCGCTACTCCTAAATCGGTAGCTCCACCTACGGCTAATTTATTAGCTACTTCTAGGAAAGTAAATACATTATCCGGCGGTACACCGGCAGAAAGGCTATCGTATAGAGCCGGTATAACATCTTCGGGTAATTTACCGATCTCTTTAGAAAGTTTTAAAACATCTTTATTTATTTGGTCAAAAGTTTCTTTACTTGTACCCGGTAACAACGTAAAAACTTCGTTCATACCGGTTTCGAAATCTCTAAAAGCAGTAATAGACTTAGTAGCGGCCGCTCCCGCAGCTACACCAATACCGGCGAAAATCTTATTAACCGTATCTCCGGTTTTCTTCATTTCGGCGCCTACATCGCTAAATTTCTTACCGACTTTACCTACGTTACCTAAAAACTTTTTAGTATCTGCTAAAAACGTAAACCTTAATGTTTTCTCGCTATTAGCTGCCATTATTTATTTTCCTTTATAGATCTCTTAATTAAATTCATCATCTCTTCGCTATAATTTTCTGTAATCTTAGGTACTGCTTTAGCTATTGTTGGCTCGGCTACATAACCTACGTATTTGTTACCCTCCGGGAAATCATCGCTAGATTTCCATAGATCCCCAAACCATTTTTTATACACTCTTCTTTTAAGTTCGCTAGCCGGAAAAAATATACCGGTAGCGTTAGAGCTTACGGATCTTCCTTTAGCTTGTGAGCTATTATAAAAATTTAAAAATTGATATTTTCTACCAAACTCTAAGTTACGTACAAACTTATTAGTACGTCTTATATCGAGGTAAGCGATACGATCCGTACCACCACCTACATAACCTTTGGCTCCCTGCGTTCTTTTTGGTACCGGCCTACCGTTTACACTCTGCTTTAATGCTTGTGATCTAGTAGCACTTTGTACCTCTTTAGAGATCTCTTTATGAAAGCCTCTTAGCTCTTTCTTAACTTCTTTACCCTGCGATAACTCGTTAAGTCCCTTTATAACATCATTAAGACCCTCGACGGCTAGTCCGCCGTCTTTTGCGGTATTGTATTGAAAGGTTTTAGCCATATTTCTTTTTTTCCTGCTCGGCTCTTTTTTGTAAAGCGTTTTGAAGTGCCAAAAAAATCGGTAACGGTAACTCCGCTACTTCCATAGGGTTTAGTCCGGCGGCTAAACTAACTTCGGCTATTAAATCGATATAATAACCGCCGGTTACTCCGGGTCTTCGCCCCCTAAACCGTCTATAGTTGCAACGGTATTTAACCACTTATCGAAATCGTCCGTAACGCCGGTACGCTTACTAGCGCTCCAACATAAATACATTAACTCCTCAAAAGATAATTTTTCTAGCTCGCTAGCCGGTCTTTGACCGAATTTTCTTTCTAAAGCTACGAAGTCGACGGGTCTTAACGTTACTTCTTTTTTTGTACCGTCTTCTAGTACGAGAGTGAGTTGGTGTAATCCCTGTACTAAAGACATTAGCTTGTACTTCTTGTAATAGTTCCGCTTGTTGGGAAACTAACGCTAAAGCTCGCCAATTCTCCTACTCCGTTAGCTACCGGTTGGTGTTGGTTAACCAATACGGATCCGCTATATTTCGGGTTAGTTGAAGATACTGCGTCGCTTGTAGGTTTGATCTCAAAAGTAGTTACGGTACCTAGAAGAGGCCATAGTGTAGCGTCCACTTCGCTAGCTGCGAAGTCTTGGTGGAAATCTACGCTTAAAGATCCGTCCTTTAGGCCGCCTAATCTACTCTTAAAGGTTTGACCGAAAGCGGTTTCCTCTATTTCGTCGGCGGTAATATCTAGAGTAACACTAGCAACGTGGTCGCTTAGATCCACGCTATTAATTGTTACGCTAGCGTCTGTTAAAACAAACTTAGCCAATTTTTACTCCTTTTTTAACTAAGCTAATTTTAAGTATTGATAATTTCCTTAGTCGTAGTATGACATAGAAAAAGCCGGGCGATTAAACCCGGCTTTTAACGTACGTAATATACTTGAGAGTATTAATTACGATTTTTCAATTCTTTCATTATTTACCTCCTACAACTGATAAATTATTATTTACTTCAATTTCGTTATAAGTTAAAAAATCTTCCATACGGTTTTGGTAACAAGTAGAGCAATTTTTAATACCATTTTTAAAATCGCTTTTTGTTCGTTGTGCATAAATAGAATTACACTTATTACAATTTCTATAATCTATAATTTCACAATAATTTTTATTCATTTAATACCTCCCAAGTATTTATCTTATGTACCCATTATAAGCACATAATCACAAATTTAGGTGTATTTTTTTAAGATTTTTTACTCGATACCGAAAGTAGCGTGTATATCAAAACTTGGAGTAGTCCCGGAAACTGTATAAGCGAAACGGAAGTAATCGTCTGTTATTGCTCCCGATACTTTCTTAATCTCGCTACTAATAGCGGTTATATCTGTAAACGTCGCTATTGTTGTAGGGCTAGTAAAACTAGCGTTATCATCGCTCTCTAGTGTTATCGTAATAGTAGGGGTACTTGTTCCGCTAACTCCGGTACAATGTACGGCGGCGTAGATGTTTTCGGTGGAGGCTACGGCGCCTAATTGTACTCCGGTACTATTTCCGCTAGCGGTTATTGCGCTATCTATATCAATAGTACCCCTCACAACTTTATCGGTGCTATTTGACTTAGAAATATTAAAAGGTGCGATCTCTCCTACACTTCCTAGTATTTGATAACTAAATAGTTTTGATTTTAAGAAGTAAGCTATATTGCCTACTCCGGCGTCGGGTACAACTGTAACGATCAACTCGTTACCAATATTAGCTCCTAATAGAGCGTCCGGTTTTTCACTACCGGCCTCGAAAAATCCGTCGATACTAAGGCTACTATCTTTAAGTCCTCCCAATCTTTCTCTAAATCCACCACTATTTATAGTTGTAACATCTAACTCGTCTGCGGTAACGTCTAAGGTAATTGCGTTGGTATGTGTGCTTAGATCATATCCACCGATAAATAATTTACCGTCCGTAAATACATACTTAGCCATTATCTACCTCTTTATCTTTGATTTCTTCTACGACTTTTTTTACTTTCTTTAAATTTTCTTTTTTACTTATAGCGGTTATATGACCGGCTTTTGTAAGTGTGATTATTTTATCTAGATCTTCTAAAGTTATAGTGTTACCCGGCTCTTTACCGTCTATCTTCTTAGATCCTATTATTTTAAATTTTGGCATTTAGCTAGTTCCTTTTGTATACACTTCTAGGCTTATGTTAGCTCCTATTGCGTCTATTCCGTTAAGGTTAACGTCTGCGGCGTAATTGCTTACACTTGTAATAGTTGCGTCGGTATTATCTAAACCTAGCGTCTTATTATTAAATATAGTCTGTCTTATAGAGCTACTCCCGGCTCCTGTTATATATTGGTCTAATTGATCTTGTGCCGTTCTGCTCTCTGCTCGTTGTACTGCTACTAAAATATCGAAGTTGTATAGATCCGTGCCACGTTGCATAGCTATATTAAATTGTATTGAAGTTGGTAAGACTATTGCTACCGGAAAGTTAATAGAGTAATCCGGTACAACATCGTACACTCGTAAACCGCTAATATTATCGCTTAGGGTTGTTTTAATCCCGTCCCTTACCTCTTGTAAGCTAGCCATTAAGCTATTCCTAGTACGCTAGCTTTACGAAACGGTAGTAGTAATCTAGTTACCTCTCTGTTTTGTTGTACATTAACTACGCCGAAATCTCCTACACCCGCTACGCCTAAAGGTGCATTACGCATAGCGAATAACTCGCTTGCTAACATCTTGCACGCATATTTAATAGGCTCCGGTGTAGTTGCATAACCCCAATTAGCGGTTATTTGTGCGTAGGGTCTATTAGAAGTGTTAGATAAAGGCCACTCGTAAGATCCGTCGCTATTTAATTGAATAATGTAATAAGGGCTACCCTCAATACCCCCTACTACACCATTAATAGGTAGTAATTTATATTCATCGCTTGGTACGGTTACTTCATAAGTACCGTCGTCGTCATCGTCATATTTTACAACCAACCCGGTTGCAGTAGATATATCATCTACGTAAAGTTTAAAAAAATCTTTTGTAAAGTATTCTCTAGCGCTTGTAGATCCGTCGGCGTAAAATTTTCTACCACAAAAAGCGTCTATTTGACGGCTAGCGCCATTAATAGCATTATCTAATAAGTCGTCGTCTGCGGTATCACTATCCGGGATCCCTACAAAAGCTTTTAGATCCGCTTGGGTAATATAACCGTTAATAATTGCCATAGGTTACTTACCTCCTCGGCCTTTACCCTTACCACCTTTAGGTTTACCACCTTTATAGTGTTTAGGCATTACTACTTCTTAACGACTTTTTTTTCGGCTTTTGGTTTTGCTGATTTATTTTCGATTTTTCCGCCAAGTGCTTTAATTTCTTTTTTAACTTGCTCGGCTCTATCTGCTTTTTTATAAATCTCGTAGTGTTTTAATTCTTCTTTTAAAGCCTCTATCATTTGTTTATTTTTAATATCCATAAATCTTATTTCCTATAAGTTTTAGTGTATCGGTTGCCCGATACACTAAAACAATTTTAATTAAAAGGTTGGTGTTACCAATCCTGTTCCGCCAATCACGGAAATACCCAACGGGTATCTACCGCTTGCGAAAGCAACATAACCATAAACAACTAACTTAGTTGTTAAAGATCCTGCGTTAGTTTCTTCAAACTTAGCAGTAAACATATCTTGCTCGAAGAGTATGTGATCTTCTGCTCTTACTATGTAAATCTCGTCTTGGTTTGTACCTGCTCCGAAGTTAGTAGCGACATTAGCGTCGGTAATAACCGGAATACCCATTAATTGACCAACAACTCCGTAAGAGTTTGTATCTCCAACGCCATAAGCGTTTTGAGGTGCATTACCGTTAGGTAATATTAATGGTCTATTTGAGCTATCAACTCCCGCAGTTAAAAAGCCCCAACGTCTAGGGTGCATAATCATAGCGGTCGCCGGAGCGAAACGATTAGAGTTTACTTTCTGTATTGCGTCTGCAATCTTTGGCATAAGTTCGGCTACTGTAGGGCTAGCGTCTGTATATGCAACGCTATTAGTGCCGCTAACTGTAGTTATACCTAAAGGTTGTCCGGAAGATCCGGAGCCGTTTAACATCAAGTTATCTAATTTTGTATAGTAAGCGCTTGCTAGATCTTGGAAGATAATATCTTCTAGATTAAAGCCCGGTTGTCCGCCACGGTCTAAGGCTTGCTTAGATACGTCTTGTTGTCCTGCGATAGTATTGACGTTCACGGTTAATAGTGTATCGTCCATATCTGTTTCGCTAACTGCGGCGTTTTCGCTAGCTTGTTCTGCTGCGCTTGATCCTGTTGTTATTCTTGAAATTTCTACTTTGTTGCCGAAAGCCGGTAACTCTCTTTTTGGTACTGCTTGATAGAAATTAGCGCCCGCTCTTGCGAGTGGTGCGTAATCATCGAGCAAGTATTGAGGTACGACCATACCGGTAAAAGCTCCGGTACCGACATCTCTTTTAGAAACTTCTTGGTGTTCCGCTAATCTTTTGTTAGCGGAGTAATCGTTGTTGAATTTAGCATTGTACATATCTGCGAAGAAAGAATTTTGGCCACCTTTACGGTACATATCCGGCTCTTTTACTTCCATTCGGGTTTCTGTAATATCTTCATCTTCAATGTCTAAAGATTTTCTGCTTTCTTCAACTTCTTTTAGGGTCTTTCTTAAATCTGCGTCTTTTTCGATTTTCTCGTTTAAGTCTTTGATCTCTACTAAAAGCTCGTTAGATCTTTCAATTTTAGCGTCTAACTCTTCGCCTTTTTCCATAGCGTCCATATCCTCAACAAGTTCGTTTAGTTCTGCTGATTTAGCGTCCCTTTCTTCTATTAATTTTTTCAATTTAATATCCTTAAAGTTGCTATTACTTATACTTGTGCGTTAGGTGGATAGGTAATCCGGCGTAACGTCTTAGAGTAACCCGTCTTTTTTCATCTTAATTTTTAAGATTTCTACGTCGGGGTTACTTTTAGAGCGCTTATCTTCTTCGCTACTTTCTTGTAACTTATTGATTATTTGCTCTAAAACTTCTACGGCTTTATCGCCACTACGAGCCTCTACTAATTCTTTTTGGTACTCGCTTATATCTAAACCTCTTAATGTAGCGCCCGCCCAACTATTAGCCGGGTATGTAACTACGCTTACATCGAATAATCTTACTTCTTGTACGTCCCTTTTTTCTCCGTCGAAGTCGTCCCTAACTGCTGCGAAAGCGAAAGACATTTCGTTTAGATCGCCTCTCTTCATAGCGGAGGCTACTTCTGCAACGGTTGGGTTATTAGGATCTAAACTAGCCTCTACAAATAATCCGTAGTCGTCTTCTTCTAGTCTTAAAGTACCGCTACTAGATCTAGCTAAAGGTATTCCGTCGTGGTTTACTAAAAATCTAACATCGTCTTGCTCTTGTAAAGTCTTTTTAAAAGCTCCGGGTTTAATGGTTTCGGTGTAAGCTCCTTTACTATCTCTTACACCATACGGTTTATTAAACACACTTGCGTAACCACTAAAGTTATAAGATAATTCCCCGTCTTTATTTTCTCTTATTTCTACATTAGCTAAGCCAAAAGATCGGCTTTCTTTTTCTTTATTCACGTTATTAATCCTAACCTTATTATTTAATATATTAATCGTAGTTGTCATAGATTTAGTATCTATGTCATAAAAATTAGATACTCTACCCTCTTCATCTTGTAATTGTTTTAATTTTCTTCTAGCCCACTCGCCCGCTTGATCCGGGTTAGTCCACGGGTTAGATCCCCACAATAAGAAAGCTACATCGCTAGCTCTCCAAGTATCGGGATCGTTAGGGTTGCTTGGCTCTCTATCTAGATCGCTAAGGTGCCTAGCGTGCCACGCTCCCATTAAGGAAACTTTAGCCGGGCTTACTTTACCACTACTAACAATAGATCTAGCGTCCCTAATTGTTTTAGGAGTTAGTCCGTCGCCCGCTCTATTAAGATTATCTAATCCTCTTTTTAAATTTACAATCATAAATTTAGGAGCGGATAAATCTACTTCTCTTACTTCTACATCTTGATCTATAGACTTCTCTTCTTCTGCCATAGCTATATTAAGTGCGGTTAAGTGTTCTTCCGCCTCTTCGTGGGTCTTATGGCAAGTAATAAGCTCGTCGTTTTCTTCTTTTACTACTGCGTGTCCGTCTTTACAATCCGGGTGATCCATAGAAATATAATAAGGCATTATCTCGGTCTAACGACGGAAATACCGCCCGAAGTGCTTTCACTAATAGCGTATAATTCGTTATCTTGCGGTATTCTTATTTCTAACATTTCGCCATTATCTAAGTGTAAACCGTTACTAGCCGTTACGTTACTTCCGCCTACATACATTTTATTGGAGTGGTTATTATGAATATAAATATGTTGCTCGAAGTTTTGACTATCTAATATTTTAGTAGCGGTATCGGGTGCAATAGTAAAACTTTCGCTAATCATTTTCTAAATTATTTGGATCGTTCAATATTACTTTAGGGTCGTGTTGATCGTTACCGAGTGGTGTTATGCTTGGATCTACTGCGGCTCCCTGTAATCCTAGGTAGAAGTTATCTCCACCCTCGTAAGGCTCTAGATCTAATCTTGATCTAGCCTCGTTAGGTGTCATAAGTCCACTAGATATAGCTACTTGATACGTTCTTACTCTACTAAATAGATCTCCTCTAGCGTACTCTTCTGTATCTAATCTAACTTGTTGTTTACCCGGTAAAAGAGTTGTAAGTCCGTCTTCTATTCTTCTTATGTACGGTAATAATGTATGTCTAATAAAAGCTAATCCGTTGCTCTCGATGTTGGAGTAAACGTTAGATCCGTCTTTACTTAGGATCAAGTGAGCCGGTACTCTAAATATTCTTGCAACTTCATTAACAATTTGCTCTCTAGCCTCTATTAATTCGTTGCCGGCTCCTGCACTAATAGACTTCCACTTCAAACCACCGGTTAATACGGCCGGTTTTCTATTTCTATTGTGATTAAGTACCCAATTTTCTTGTAAGTATTTAGCTTGCTCGCTTGTTAAATCTCTATCGGTTTCAAGTATGCTACTTGGAGTACCACCCTGCCCGTAAAATTGTGCGATGTGCCTTTCCATAGCGATAGCTAATCCGTACATATTGCCGTTTACTCTTAGAGGGCTTATACCAAGTAGATTACCCGGGTAAGAAATCCATTTAAAATGTAACATATTTTCATCGGTTAAAGATCTCTTAGCGTTCTTAGTGCCGAGTATGTAGGTTTTAACTCCTCCGTGCATTTCTACGGTTACTCTATCACTATGTATAGGTGTAATTGCTATTGGTCGCCCCTGCCTGTCACGATCTACGAGGATAAAAGCGTTACCGTGCATTAATAAACTTGTAATAGTTTGGTGTATTACCTCGAATATAGTTTGATTAACGTTAGGTTTATCAAATATTTTAGGTTTCTCTGTATAGATCTTCTTTCCTGCGTCGTATCTTATTGTTTTAATCGGTAAAATACTTATGCTATCTGCAATTAATGATATTGCGCTTAATACTGCGCTAATTCCTAGGGCGCTTTTTTCGTTTACTTTTTCTCCGGTAAAGTTGTACAGTCCACCCTCCCGAAGTGATAAGAGATCGCTAAGATTTCCTAAAGCTGCGTCCCTATTTTCTCGATTAAAAAAACTCATCTACTCGTTAAATAACTTCCTACTATTAAAAACATACCGGCAACTACAAAAGATAAGCCGATACTAAACGTATATACACCGTAAATTATAAAGCTAGCGCCTATAACTTCGGTAAGTGTTGTCATAATGTTTTTGTAATTCATAAGTTTATTATAGCTACCGGTGGCTCTTCGTCTATGATTGGTGCGGTTATTCTATCTAACATAATTACCATAGCGATAGCTCCGTCGATTTTTCTTTTAGATCTACCTTTTGATAAACGCCAACCGCTATCCGTAGTCTTTTGTGCAGCGCTTAAAACTTGATCCGTAAACGTAGCAGTTGCTTTATGTATAACCTTTTTATTTACAATTAGATCGTAAGCATTACCGCACGCCGGTACCATACGACTATGACTTTGCGGAAAGTTAACCATAGGTACGCCGTTATCTAATAACACTTGGGCGCTACGTTCAAAAAAGGCGGGATCGTATGCTACTTCTTTTACATTAAATTGTTTACATAACTCTAAGATGTAGGCCTCTACTTCTTGAATATCTATAACGTCGTAATCGTCCGGGTGCCATATCTTAGCGTCTAAAATAATCTTATTTTCTTTATTCTTTTGCCCGTGTACTATTGCTACGCTATCGTGGTGTAACGCCATATCTACACCTAAATAAGTTTCGGCGTCCGGATCGAAGATTACTTCTCCGTTACAATTATCCCACGCAGTAGGAGGCAACCAACTCTCCTCCTCCGTTCTAGTCCATTGGTTTAAGTGGTATCGTTGAAACTCGTTAAGCGGTAAGCTCTTAAATCTTCTATTAAGGTTTTCTAAAGGCCACCAATCATTATCTATAGCCGGGTTTACTTTCCTCCATACTTCTTTATCTTCGTGGTCTTCTCCCTCTTTAGCACCGATCCATTTAAAATAAAACTCCGGATCTTCGCTCTCTCCGGTTTCCTTTTTTAAACCTCGTTGATATAATCTCCCGGCTAAGCTATCTAAGTTGTAACCGGCGGTAGTAATATTTAGTACTAATCCGTCTTTACGTTTAGCGGTGTTGTTAGATAAAACATAATGTACTCTCTCTTGGTTTATGTTTGCCCACTCGTGGATCTCATCGGCAATTAAACAACTATTTCTACCACCGTCCGCTGTACCCGCTTTAGCTGCTACTCGGTAAGCTCGTCCCGGAGCGTTCTTTACTTGTATTTCATTTTCAAAAGTATCTACCATTTCACTTAAAAATTTACTTTCATCGCACATAGTCTTCATAGTTCCAAATACTAAGTTAGCTTGCTCGTAACTTGCGGCCGCTACTGCAACTAGAGGCGAAGTAACACCACTACCGAGTAGCTCGTATAAGCCAATACAAGCGGCTAGGGCGGTCTTGCCGTTGCCTTTTGGAAGTCCCACTAAGGCCTCTCTATATCTTCTAGATCCGTCGCTATTCTGTTCGTACAATTCGTAGATTATCGCTTTTTGCCAATCGTCTAATTTAAAAGGCTCGCCGAAGAAATCTCCCTCTCCGTGTACGCAGAATTTTTCTATAAATTTAACTACTCTAGCTCCCTTAGTAGGAGGTAGGTTATTCTTCTTCGCTTGTGTTTGCATAGTTACACCAAAAGCATAAAGTTACTTTTGTACCAATAGGATATATATATTCATAACATTTTTTACACTTAATTAGATCTTTACCTCTTTTATTAGATAAGTTAAATTTCTTATCGTACTCATCACTATTTTTAATCTTAGACATTGTTATTATTCTTCCTCTAAACTATCTAGAAGTAATCGTGGGTCAACTCCCTCGATCTCGTCGTCTGTTAAGAAATCTTGAAGTTGTTTTATACCCATAGCGTTTTCTCCAAAAGCTATACCTAGGCGTTGGCGGCTAAGTGGTGTTAATCCTAATTCTTGCTCTAGCTTTAATATGCTCGTTTCGAGTTTTGTAGTTAGATCTATTAACGGGTTTATCTTAGGTTGCCCCTGCGATCCAACGGATAGTAAACCTTTATTACCATTTTTTAAAATAATTCTATTAGCTCTCTCTACTTGGTCGTAGTATTGAAATAATCTATAGAAAGCCGGTAAATCTACTTGTTGAGCGGTACTAGCTAACTCACTATTCCAATAGTTAGCCCAATAGCGCCGGGTATTAGTTAACCATTGTGCTTTAGGCTTAGGTTTTGTAAATTCTGCTCCACCGTGTAGCACTTGGATATTATTATCTCTATGACCCGTCTTTAATTCTGCTTGTTTAGGTATTCTTCCTCGTTTACTCATCGTAATAACCTTACCACTTGTTTATTGTATTTTAATTATACCGTTTTAGTACTGTTGGGGTACACCTTTACATAAAACAACAATAGATCAATATTGTTTAACATACTTTAGATACTGCATAACATAAAACAAAAAAGTTTCGACCAAAAATCGCCTAAAATTTGAGCAGAAAAAAAGAAAGT